TGCTAATCATCACCCGGAAAGGTATTAGATACACGTTCAAAGTGTATAAGTATCGCGCCACAGATAGCGATTTCCTAACTATCTTCTTCAGCCCTATTTCAGCCAACTATGTGGACTCTCCTGACCGCTTGTTGGAACGTCGCCTTCTCACGCTCAATAGTGCAGCTGTTCTCGCCATAGATGATTATGTCTCGGTGGGAACAGCAGGTTCTTACTACAGCGCGCGAATCCCACGAGAATTGTGGGATGTTCTACAGGCTGGCGTAACAGCAAGATCGCTCTACAGCGCGAAAGCTGTAGTCTCCACGGCCACAATCCGCGACCATTTCCGCGCCTTCACTTTCGTCGACGAAACGCATAGAACAGAAGCGTTAGTCTTCAATTGTTTGAAGATGATGTTAGAGGAACACACTGCCACATGGGGTGTGTACTATGACACTGCCTACGAACTGAAACCCCTTGTTTCAGTTGCTTCCATTGATTCCGAACACCAAGGTGAATCAGAGGGAGCATCGGGTCAGAAAGCAATTGCTGATCCGATTAGTGGGCCAAGTGTAGTCCTCGAAGACACCACTCAAGCAACTCGTCGGGCCATCGCCGAACGAGTAGTGAAGCCGCAAGAGAAAACAGAATCGAAGCAAGCCTTGCTTCCTGAAAGTTTCTACTTGCATGCGGAAGAATTCATCACCTTTGAATTTGACGTCAAGCTCAGTCCTGTGAGCGAGGAGGATGTGGCCACACGCATGGGAAGCGCAACTCAGCGTTCCCAGCGCGAGAGTGCTGAAATGACCATCACCGATCCAGTAGGTAAAGGCCAACGGTTTCCTAAAGCCGAAGCCTATGCCGACGACAATGACCCACGCAACATCGTCACAGACCCTAGCTTGGCGAAGTTTTGTTTTGCGCGATACACATATGCATTGCAGGACTTCTTAAAGACCAAGAAGTGGTATGCCCCGGGACATACACCGGAGCAAGTTGCGTTCATGGTGGTTAAAGTTGTCAAACGTTTCCTGGCTAAGAATCTGAGCCTGGTAGAGACGGACCACAATCGATTCGACGGGCATTTTGCCGCGTTGTATCGGTTTATCTTCGACAAGATCTGTATTAGGATCTTTGGCGCGGATGAGAAGCTTATTGAGCTTCTGTGGAACCGACACTGGCAGGAGGTCAGATCTCGGGACGGCATTACTTACGAAGCCGGCTTTTCCATAACCTCAGGAGGAATGGAGACGTCAGCTCTTGGATCAATCACAAACGTCATAGTGGCGTATGTGATTTGTAGGATGGAAGGGATGGAACCCGAAGAAGCCCGTGACTCATTAGGTCTCTATCAAGGAGACGATGGGATCAGCGGGACGAGAGAACCCGAGAAAGTGGAGGAGCGCGGGAACCAGTTGCTAGTGGCACTGGATCTCAATGTGCGCCCTCCCCACGAGCATGTCACATTCCTCGCTCGCGTATATAGCCCAAAGGTTTGGATGGGCTGTCCTGATTCGATGTGTGATTTCGAAAGATCAATCACGAAATTACACATCTCCGACAATAGTGCAGACTGTGCGTATAGGCTTTATGAGAAAGCATACGCAGCAGCTCTCAGCGATTCCAATACACCGGTGCTCGGTCCCTTGTTCAAGAGCATTTGTGATATTGCGAAGAGGGTGGGCTTCGGCTCTCCATTCGTTAAAACAGATCTCCCCTGTTTCTTTGCGATGTATGGTCGCAATATAAATTATTGGGGTGCAGCGTCGGTATGTGCCGGCGTTGGATACCCTAATGAAAACGATGGAGAGTGGATGAACCACTATATCGAAGGCCTCGGTTACGACGTTACCGCTATGGAAGAGACCATTTTGGTAAGGTATAAACAGTGTATTGAGCTGTTTCCTTCCAAACTTCCACTTGCTATGAAGAAGCGGAAAGCGTTGCTGAACGAAGTCCTTCGGCCGCTGATGACACTACCTAACTTCAAGCCCAAAGAAGTTACCCCTAAGCCTGGAGCCTTGATCCAGGTTAGTGACGGAGTGGACACCAAATACGTGGGTGAGGAACCCCAAAAAC